ACAAGGCAACATTCGACACAAGCGGCACTTTGTTCAACTTGGCTGGCGTGACTAAGGGTTCGGGTAAGCTCCTGCAAGACACAACCGCTGGTTCGACAATTCGTCCGGTGCAAGTGCTTAAAGTCGTTACGCCTGATGGCATCCGCTATCTGCCGTTGTACGTCACTGCCGCCATTGCTGCCTAAAGATGATCACCCGTGAAGTGATCATGGAGCGGGTGCAAAGTCTGCAAAAACAAGCCGAGCGTTTGCGTTCCGATTTGGACGCAACGCTCGGTGCGTTACAAGACTGCGGGTATTGGCTTGAGCAATTGAAACAGGAAAACACTGATGGCAATGATCTATCTGCTTCATCCGATCCACGGGCGTAAAGTCGCCACTATGGAACTTGAAGCCGTATTTGATGAAACACACGGCTGGACACGCTACAATCCGGACATGCCTTCAGAACCTGAAGAAGCAGTCAACGCGCTGGAAGTCAAGCGCAAATACACACGCAAGGCTGTAGCCGAAGGAGTCTGACATGGCAGTTTACACGGCGGGCGACCAGATAAATCGAGCGCTTCGACTGCTCGGCGTGTTGGCCGAAGGTGAAACGTCTTCTGCATCGGTGTCGCAAGACAGCTTGATGGCGATGAACCAGATGATTGACTCATGGAACACTGAGCGCCTGTCTGTCTTTTGCACCCAAGATCAAACCTTTACTTGGCCCGCTGGCGAGTACATCCGCACGCTTGGCCCCACTGGTAACTTTATTGGCCTGCGGCCCGTGATGCTGGATGAGGCCACATACTTTCGTGACCCAGGCACTAACGTGTCGTTCGGCATCAAGTTCATCAACCAGCAGCAGTACAACGGTATCGCGGTCAAAACCGTAACCAGCACCTACCCCCAAGTGATTTTTGTGAACATGGGGTTCCCCGATGTCACGATGTCCATCTACCCACGGCCTACCCGTGACTTGGAATGGCATTTTGTCTCGGTGCAAGAATTGAGCAACCCCGCCACCTTGGCGACTGATTTGTTCTTCCCGCCAGGCTACCTGCGGGCGTTCACCTACAACTTGGCGATGGAGATTGCGCCTGAGTTTGGCGTTGAGCCAAGCCCTCAAGTGCAACGCATTGCCATGACCAGCAAGCGCAACTTGAAGCGCATCAACAATCCAGATGACGTGATGTCTATGCCTTACGCCATTGTCGCCACTCGTCAACGCTTTAACATTTACGCAGGAAACTACTAACATGGCTACCATTGCAATTACATCTCTCCCCGCCGCCACGGCGTCAGCTACAACTGATGTTTTGCCTATGGTGCAGGGCGGCACAACAAAACAGATTACTAACGCGCTGCTGTTTACCAACGCAACGCTAGTAACGCCTGCGTTGGGCACTGTTGCAAGCGGAAACATTAGCGCGTGTACCAGCACAAGCATGGTGCTTACAACACCTAATATCGGCGCGGCTACAGGCACAAGCGTTAAGTTAAGCGGCTTTAGCGCCGTAAGCGCAGCAGCGCCCACGATTGCAAGCGCGACAACCATTGCGCCAACAACCCCAATTGCTTTTGTTTCGGGGACAACGGCTGTTGTCACCATTACCGCAGCAGCACCAATTTCTACCGGCGGCGGCACAATTACATTGATTCCTACTGGCGCGTTTACTTGGACGGCGGCAGGGAACATCGCTGTGCTCGGTACAGCCGTTGTTAGTCGCGCATTGACGATGACTTACGATGTGACAACAACGAAGTGGTATCCAAGCTACGTCTAACATGAAAACGCCAATTCTTGGATCAGCGTATGTAGCCCGCAGTATCAACGCTGCGGATAACCGCATGGTTAACCTGTTTCCAGAAGTCATTCCAGAAGGTGGCAAGGAGGCTGGGTTTCTTAACCGCGCCCCTGGCCTAAACTTTCTTCAGACTGTAGGCACCGGCCCTATTCGCGGCCTGTGGGCGCACCAGACCAACGGCAGCGACTTTTATGTTGTGTCAGGCACGGAGTTCTATAAAGTCACCGGATTGACTGCAACGCCTACATTGCTGGGCACCGTGGCTGGCACCGGCCCCGTATCCATTGCTGACAACGGCACGCAATTGTTTATCGCGGCCAACGGCCCCAGCTACATTTACAACGAAGTCACCAACGTATTTGCCCCGATCACTGACCCTGACTTTCCAGGCGCGGTAACAGTGGCCTACCTTGACGGCTATTTTGTCTTCAACCAGCCCAACAGCCAGTTCATTTGGGTGTCGCAACTGTTGGATGGCACATCCGTTGACCCGCTGGACTTTGCAAGCGCTGAAGGCTCTCCAGACGGCGTGGTGGGCCTTATCGCCGATCACCGCGAACTGTGGGTGTTTGGCACTGATTCGGTGGAGGTCTGGTACAACTCTGGCGCTGCTGATTTTCCTTTGCAGCGCATCCAAGGCGCTTTTAACGAAATTGGTTGCGTATCAGCGTACACCATTGCCAAGATGGATAACGGTCTGTTTTGGTTGGGCACAGACGCCCGTGGGCAGGGTATTGTCTACCGCGCCAATGGTTACACTGGCGTTCGTATCTCTACCCATGCAATAGAGTACGCCATCGCTCAGTACGGCAACATTTCGGATGCCATTGCCTACACCTACCAGCAGGAAGGCCACGCTTTTTATGTGCTGACCTTCCCGAGCGGCAACGCCACATGGGTGTATGACGTAGCTACGCAAGCATGGCACGAACGTGCTGGCCTTGACAACGGCGAATTTATGCGGCATCGCAGCAATTGCCAATGCAACTTTGGTGGCAACACCATTGTTGGTGACTTTCAAAACGGCAACATCTACACCCTTGATCTTGATGTGTACGCCGACAACGGCGGCATTCAAAAGTGGCTGCGGTCATGGCGGGCGCTGCCTACAGGCGCAAACAACCTTAAGCGCACAGCGCATCACAGTTTGCAACTCGATTGTGAGACTGGCGTTGGTTTGAATTTGTACCCTGCGTATGACAGTGAAAATATTGACACTGAAGCAGGGCTAAATCTTGTCGCTGAATATGTGCAAACGTTTTTAGCCACGCAAGCAGGCGACATTCTGACTACTGAGGCGGGTGATGGTTTTGAGCCGCTCGGGCAATATGAATTGTCAGACACCGACATTAGCGGTTATGAGTTGGTGACCAATTCTTATCCTGCGGCACCAGGTTACAACCCCGAAGTCATGCTGCGCTGGTCAGATGATGGCGGTCACACATGGTCAAATGAACATTGGTCATCAGTTGGCAAAATTGGCGCGTATGGTCACCGGACTTTTTGGCGGCGGTTGGGCATGACTTTGAAGCTGCGCGATAGAGTCTATGAAATCTCTGGCACTGATCCGGTCAAGACTGCGATTATGGGCGCGGAACTGTTAATCAGCCCAACCAACGCCTAATTATGGCGACTTCGGTACCAAGCACCACCCAAATTACGCCGCCTCGCGTGCCGCTTACGGATGAGCGCACGGGGGCAGTGTCGCGTGAGTGGTACCGCTGGTTTTACAACATTTACAACCTTACCGGCGGGGCACTTGGCATTACGCCGGTTACCAACGGCGGTACGGGGCTAGGTACTATCCCCACTAACGGCCAACTGCTAATTGGCAATGGTTCGGGGTATACCCTTAACACGCTTGGCGCTGGGGCTGGCGTATCAGTCACCAACGGAACAGGAACAATTACTGTTGCCAACACGGGCGTCTTGTCGTTTGCGGGCGGCACTACTGGCCTGACCCCCGCAGCGGCCACCACGGGCGTTGTGACGCTGGCTGGCACCTTGATTGCGGTTAATGGCGGCACAGGGTTTAGCTCTTATGCTGTGGGTGATCTGTTGTACGCCAACACAACAACCACTTTGGCAAAACTGCCTGATGTTGCTACGGGTAACGCGCTTATTTCGGGCGGCGTAGGCGTTGCGCCAGCTTGGGGCAAGATTGGCCTGACAACCCATGTCAGTGGCGTCCTACCTATTGCCAACGGCGGCACAAACGGTACGGCTACGCCAACGGCGGGCGCTGTTGCTTATGGCACTGGCACTGCCTACGCTTTTACTTTGGTGGGCACGGCAGGCCAAGTGCTAACCAGCGCGGGGGCTGGCGCACCCACATGGGCAACTCCTACGACTGGCACGGTCACCAGCGTATCGGTTGTCTCGGCCAACGGTTTTGCGGGCACAGTGGCGACAGCCTCGTCAACGCCTGCAATCACACTGACCACCACAATCACAGGCTTGCTTAAGGGCAACGGCACGGCCATTTCGGCTGCGGTGGCTAATACGGACTATCAAGGCGTTGCTGCGCCGGTTACCAAGACCGCTAACTTCACGGTTACCAATGGCGACATTTGGCATATCAACAATAAGTCAGGCTCGACCTGTACGGTCACCCTGCCCGCCGCCGCCTCATGGACTGGGCGTCAGTTAGTTTTTAAAAACATGCAGGCTCAGACCTTGGTGTCAGCATCCAGCAATGTTGTGCCGCTAGACAGCACATCGGCTGGAACGGCAATTCTCTTGGATGTTGTGGGCAATTGGGCGACAATGGTGTCAGACGGCACGAACTGGGTCATTATGCAAGCTGCGGCCAACAACAATTTGCTCTTGGAATAATCTGATGATTCAACACCATTTCAGCGCAGGCGTTTACGCTAAGGAAGCGTTTATCCCCGCCGGTCAAATTTTAGTGCAGCACAAGCACAAGTTTGATCATTTGTCCATTCTTGCCGCCGGTTCGGTAGAATTGATCGTAGACGGCGTTAAATCTGTTATTCATGCGCCTGCCTGTTTAACCATTGAAGCAAACAAGCATCACGGCGTAAAATCGCTCACAGACGTAGTTTGGTATTGCATCCACGCCACCGAATGTACTGACATTGACGACGTTGACGAAATTTTAATTGTTGACGGCGACGTTAAAGAAGCCCAAAAACTGGCGCAATGCCTAGGGGAGAATTAATATGCCTTGGATGATGCCCGCTGCGATTATTGGCAGTTCTTTATTTGGCGCTAGCGCAGCCGGTAGCGCAGCA